TTGAGCTGACCGGGGTTGCGCGAGCTTCGCTCGCAGAGTACGAAGCCGCCCAGGGCGGTCTTGTCCAGTACCTTCCGAATATTACCTCGGATTCCCGAGTGGTTCGCTTCTCGATTGCCGCTACCGGCATGAACGAGATTGCTAGCTACCGCTCGTTCGATGCTGAGGCAGCTATCGGTTCGGGTATGGGTGGCGACGGTGCCGGGATTGCTGAGCTTCCCCCGGTTTCCCAGAAGCTTCGCATTGCCGAACTGGATCTGGTTGATTCGCAGGGCGCTAACGCTCCTGAGGCGAAGAAGAATCTTGCCGCCAAGTACGCTGCCGCTACCACGCGCGCTGTGGCTGACGCTGTTGAGGTGCTTCGCGGTCAGGCACTTGAGAACGGAAAGATCGTCATCAATGACGGCGGTTTCAATTCGACGGTGGACTTTGAACGTCCTGCCGAGCTGACCGCTACCGGCGGGCCGCTGTGGTCGGATTCTGCTACCGAGATTCTTGCCGAGATTGATGCTCACTGCGAGGCGTTCTCGGACGCTAACGGCGGTGTTGAGGCTACCCGCATTATTGTTTCGCGTAAGGCGCTTCAGTCGCTTCTGACGCACCCGGAGCTTGCCGCTCTGGTCGCGGGTCAGAACGCGGGATCGGATGCTATCATTCCGAACCGTGTTTCTCAGGACGCGCTTAACGGTGCTCTTGCAGGGTTCGGGCTTCCCCAGATCGACGTGTACAACCGTCGTGTCAACAAGGCTGGGGTTATGACCCCGGTCCTGTCCGGTCACAAGGCTATCTTTGTGTCGGACGATACGGGCCGCACCGTGTGGGGTCCGACCGCAGAGGCTAACGAGGCCGGTTACGGCATCGGCGCTGAGGACCGTCCGGGTATCGCGGTTGGCGCGTACAAGACGAACGATCCGATTGCCCAGTGGGTTAAGGCTGCGGCTACGTCGCTGCCGATCCTGTCGAGTGGTGCACGTTCTATGTCGGTTGAGATTCTCGCCCCGTAAGCTTTAAGGAGGGTCAATGTTCGTCACAGTTGACGATGTTAAAGCGATCCTCCCGAATGCGGACGACTCGCTTATCGCGGCGCTAATAGAGCATGCGGAGGCGCTAGCAATAGCAGCCGCCCCGTGTTTGGGGGAACCCGGTTTTACCGGGGGTGCCGCCCTTAAAGCGATTCTGGTTGGTGCTGTCTCCCGGTGGGTAACCGCCGGGGACGGTACCGCCACCACTATGCAGGCGGGTCCGTTCAGTCAAACCGTGGACGCCACGTCTAAGCGGCTCCTGTTTTGGCCTACCGAGTTGAAAGCACTGCGGGGGCTTTGTGGCGGTTCACGGGGGCGAGTCTTCCACGTTTCGATGATGCCATGAGTTGGTTCCAAAACCGTCACACGGTTTTGAGGTTGAGGCCGGGGGCTAGTGTTACCGATCCGCTCGGTAACGAAGTTCCCGGCCCCGTGGCTACCGAAGAAGTTTCGGTAGTTGCCGTGTGGTTTGGTTCCTCGGACGAACCGGGGACAACTTTGCATGTGGACCGGCAAGAGTACGACGCCACTATATTCGCCCCTGTGGGGACGTTTGAAGCGTCGGACAAAGTGCAGGTTCCGGGGTTCGCGCACGTCCTCGAAATTGTTGGCAATCCTGCCGAGTGGGAGCGCGGCCCGTTCGGGTGGTCCCCCGGTCTTGAACAAGTCAATTTGAAGGTGGTGACCGGGTGAGAATCCAGTGGAACAGTAAAGGTTTTCAGGAGCTTCTTACTGGCGGGATGGCGAAGGGGCTTGTCTATGAGCACGCTTCCCGTATCCGTGCTGCCGCCGATATTGACGGGGGGCGTTCCGAGTACGGGCTAACTTCGTGGTCTGGTCCTAAACGTGCCGGCGCGAACGTGTACACCAAGAACCCTGCCGCGATGGTTGAGAACGCTAAACACAACACGTTGCTTAGGGCGCTTGGGGGTGGCTAGTGGAACAACTAGACACTGATTCCCCTTTGGTGCTAGCCAGGGGCGCTCTTCTTGCGGGTCTTACCGGCGTTCCGGTGGTGACTTTGGTTCCTGCTGCCAGGCCGGACAAGTTCGTTCTTGTCCAACAGCTTGGGGGTACGCGGCGAAACGTGGTTACCGATTCGGTTCTTATCGCGGTTCAAGGCTGGGCGAAATCCCAGTACGAGGCGGAACGATTGAACCGGGAATGTCTCGGAATCTTGGAAGCTTCCGGGCGTGAAGTTGGGGTGCGTAAATTCGTCCCTTATTCGCTCCCCCAGTGGTTTCCGGACCCGGACACTAGCACTCCGCGTTTCCAGTTTTCAGGGGAACTTCGGATCGTCGCGCGCAAGCGTTAATTAAACATTTTCAGTAATTAACCCAGCCTTTTCGGGGCTGGGTTTTTTCATGCCTTTAGGAGGGCACAATATGGCGAACAATACCGCCAATATTACCTCGACTAACCCGAAGTCGGGTGGCGAGTTTTTCCGTGCCGCTCTCGGTACCGAGCTTCCCACGGATGCGGTAGCAGAGCTTGGCGTTGACTTTAAGGGTCTCGGCTATACGGGTGAGGACGGGTTCACCGTTTCTATTACCCGTGACACCGAGGACAAGAAGGCGTACGGCGGCGATACCGTCTACACCCTTCAGACTGACTACGGCGTGTCTGTCCAGGTGACGGTTTACGAGTCGCAGAACGCGGAAGTTCTCAAGACCGTTTTCGGTGACGACAACGTGACCGTTGACGGCGAGACTGGTGCAGTTGCGATCAAGTACAACAAGAAGCGCCTTCAGCGTTCCGCGTTTGTCACTGACCACGAGACGGATACCGGCCTTCTTCGCCAGGTGATTCCGATTGGCCAGGTCACTGAGGTTGGCGACATTACGCTGGTCCACACGGACCTTCTCATGTACCAGCTGACGATCACCGCCTACCCGAATGAGGAAGGCGATTACATGTACGAGTACCGCGCGGATGACGAGCCGGAATCCCCTTAGATCCCCCGAGCGGCTGGGCCGCTGAGACCGCGTACGACGAGGGCGACATCGTAGATATTACGGGTGGCTCTCTCGGCGCGGTTGTTGCGGGCGTTTCGGGGACCGTTGAACCTGCGTTGCCGGCCACGGTTGGTGACACGGTTGTTGACGGCACTGTCACTTGGGAACGGCTCGAATAGAGCGCGTTCCTGCCCTGGTGTGGGAAGGAAGAAAACACTTCTCCTTGACCGGGCCTGCCCACGCCAGGGCAGGCTTGTTACCCGATTGAATCGGTTGAGCCTGGTAAGGCCCGGTCCAAAACTACTACTTATTTCCAGATGCCCCGAGAAATCCTCGGGGCATTTTTCGCATAGAAAGAGGTCCGGTCAATGACTTCACTCAAGCCCCGTGGGGCACGCAAGGAAAACCGAGTCCAGGTCGATCTGTTTGACGAGAACGGCGACTCGGTAAAGATTGACATTCCGAAGGCCGAGTTTCAAACCCGTAAGCGGATGAAGGACCTTCAGCAGTGGATCAAGGACAACTCTGATTCGTCTGTTGAGGACATGATGGTTCACATCATCGGCACTTTCTCCCCCGAGGCGGAAGCGTTCATTAACGAACACGAAATTGAGGTGTCCCAGCTTAACGAGCTGTGGGATATGTACACCGATAAGAAGGCTGAGGAAGTAGAGGGGAAATAAACGGCGTCCTCACCCATATTGAACAATACGGGTTCGAGGACGCTATCCGGGCCGATCTTTTACAGGTCGGTTTATCCCTTGACGATGTGGGCCACGATATTTCGTGGACCGATTTGAAGGCGTTTTTGTCGTGGCCCCGTCCAGGGTCGGCGCACGCACATATTCTCGAAAATCCGCCGGTTGATCCTGCCACGGTTCCCACCCACTCCGACGTGGTTGCGAATGCGGAGCGGTTGAAGGCGAAGCGTAAGCGGTTGGCGGCTGCTGGGGCGAAGTCGCAGGCAACAAACCTGTCAGAGAAGCAAGTTAAGAAACAAGCTAGGGGGTAGTTTTTGCCCCTCGATTTTTAGGGGTGAAACAGCTTGGCAGAACTAGCTACCGCGTGGATTTCAATTCGCGCTAGCACCAAGGGCCTCAAGGGCGATGTCTCTAACGCTCTGAACGGCATTGAGAATCAGGCGAGCAAATCCGGTCAGTCGATGGGCCAGAAGATTTCTTCTGGCATGGGGTCGGCGCTCAAGAAGGGCGCGGTTGCTACAGGTGTAGCAGCTGGCGCTGCACTCGGCACCGCGCTCACTAAGGGCATTGGGCGGCTCAACGCTATCGAGCAGGCCGAATCGAAGCTAACTGGTTTGGGCCATTCTGCCTCGACCGTTGGGGGCGCGATGGATTCGGCGCTCAAAGCGGTTAAGGGCACAGCGTTCGGTTTGGACGAGGCCGCTACTACAGCCTCGATGGTCATGGCTGCTGGCGTAAAGCCCGGAAAAGAACTCGAACAGGTCTTGACCACCGTGGCGGATACGTCCGCTATCGCGGGCGTCTCTATGTCAGAGATGGGCGATATTTTCGGCAAGGTCGCGGCTAAGGGCAAGTTGCAGGGCGAGGACCTTAACCGTTTGACCGAGCGCGGTATTCCGGCTCTACAGTTGTTGAGTGAAGAGCTTGGGGTCACGACTGAGGAAGCACAAAAGATGGCTTCCGAGGGGGAAATCTCGTTCGAGATTTTCGAGAAGGCTATGCGCCGAGGTGTGGGCGGCGCTGCCCAGGAGATGGGCAATACTACCCAGGGCGCGTTTAAGAACATGATGGCCGCTATGGGGCGTTTCGGCGCCACCCTTGCTGGCCCGTTCTTTACCCAGGCCGGGGCGGTGTTCCGTGGTCTCACGGACATGTTCGATAACTTGGACGCTAAGGCGGGTCCGGTTATGGAACGTCTGGGCAACTGGATGACGAACACTGCCGTTCCGGCTTTGCAGGCGTTCGGGAAGTCGGCTGCTGCCGCGTTTAAAGAGTTCCGCAACTCGGAACTTGTTACGTCGTCTCTTGGACGCCTTGAGGGCGTTTTCCAGACGCTTGCCTCGGTCGGTTCTTCCGTGGGCAAGTCTTTGGTGGATATTGGGGCGGCGCTGGCTGAGGCTGGCCGTGCGCTAGGTGTTTCGGCGTGGTCGCTGTTCTTAACGACTCTTGAAGCGGCGACTGGCGTGCTCAATATTCTTGCGCCTGCGCTCGAAACCGTGGCTGGTTTCATGCGGGATCACCCGAGGCTGGTTACTGCCGCTGTTGCAGCTTGGACGGCGTTTAAGACTGTTCCGGGAATAATCACCGCGCTCGGGGGGTCACTCAAGGGCGTAACCGAAAAGCTCAAAACGTTTTCGACTACCGGAAAAGCGTCGGGGGAGGCAGCTAAGACTCTCGCTTCGGCACAGGAGAAATTGACTGCGGCGCAGAGCACTTCAGCTGCTGCGTCTACTAAGGTTATTGCTGCGGAGCAGAGCCTACAGAGGCTTCGGCTGAATGCGGTCACGGTGACTCACCCTGGCAGAGCTGGGGAAGATCAGCTTAATTCGCTT